CCTCGATCAAATTTATGGTGGAGACTTTGCCGTTTGGCAGCGTCATTTGCAGGCTGTAATCCCTGCCTGTGTTGAATCCATTTAGTGGCATTTTCGGCGCTCCGAAGATGAAAAAACCCGCACGCAGCAGGCATAAAAAAAGCCGCATCGAAGTGCGGCTGTGATATCTGAAATGGCTGTTGATTACTGCGGCGAGTTGGATGTAACAGTCACGCTGCCGCCGCCTTCCATGTTGACCACGAAGAAGCGGACGGTGTTTAGGTACTTGACCTTGACATCGGCCTGCAGATAGCCCAGCGCCACTCGGGCGTTCGGGTTATTGTTGGCGTCTACCTGCACGCTGAACGCGCCTTGCGCCACGGGGTTGTTCGGGTCTCCAATCCACCCCTGTTGGTATTGCGACAGCAGGAATCCGTCGAGCCCTCCCTTGACCTGTTTGCGCAAGTCGGCAGTCTGCGGCTGACCGACCACCGCACCGAGGGACGATTGCGCCAGGCTAAACGCCAGGTAATTCGTCATCTTGGTGTAGGTGTCATCGTTCTGCGTTGGATTGCTGGCCGTGTTCAGGCCAGTGCGTGCCGAGAAATACGGGCCGCCGGGCGAGTTCGCCGCCAGCACGTCGAGCCGGGACGTAAACACCTGCTGAATCTCTGCGCTGCTGTAGGGAATCTGCGTCTGGCTGCGCTGCGTGGCAATCATCGTCGCCATCGGCTTGTTGAGGTTGCTGTAGGGCGGAATCAGCGAGGCGGACTGTGCAGCGCTCCATGTCGCAGGCGAGAGCATGCGCTGCACGCCGTTGAACGAGTCATAGAAATAGCCCCAATCTCCCACTAGAACCTTGATGCCGTAGCCGTCCACGCCAGCCGATACCAAAGCGGCTGCGCTGGCCGTGATGCTGGTGCTGGGCGGGTTCGCGGCATGGGCATACGCGCCGATCTGCTCGGCAAAAGACAGCATGCCAGGCCAGTGTGTCGATGTGGTGTGATCCAGCAAAGTAAAGTTGCTGGCATTGGAGCCGCGCAGCGCATACATGCCGGTGCGCGTGGTGCCGTCAGATCCAAGCAGGGTCGTATCTGTCACGTTCGATGCGCCGTCCGTGCCGCCCGTCATGGTGTAGGCCGTGAGGTTGGGTGTGCCAGTTCCCGCGCCTGCGACGGCGTGAACGATGGCAGACGGGCCGCGAACGCCGTTCTGTCCGTTGTTGACTGCGTTTGCGGCGTTCACATACAGCGCGTTGCCGGTGCCGGTCAGATTGTCGAAGATTTCCGAGGTGTAGCCCGAGCGCTGAATAACCAGCTTGTAGCTGTTCGCGGCGGTGCCGGTGGAAAATTGCGCGGTGATCGTGTTTCCAACGATGCCGGAATATAGGGCGGATAGAGTCAGCGCTGCGACAGGCGTGGTTTCCGTATCCATCATAGTAACGGTCGCGGCAACGTCTGTGCCGTCCGTCACCCGAACCGCAGCAATCTGCGTCACGCCTTCGCCGAAGGCCAGCGTGCAAGCGGTTGCCAGATCATGCGAGCGAACCGTCATGTTTCCCAGCGATTGCGCGGCAGTCTGCGGAGAACCGATAACCATCGGCGCATTGACAGGCCCCCATGAAGCCGCCCCGACCAGGCCGAGAATGCCGGTCGGGATGCCATTGATAAGGATAGTACGCGGCGGAACGATGTTGACGTAGAGGTCGGGCGCTTGCGGCAGCGATTGGCCGAATTGATAAACTGGCATGATGATATCCTTTGGTTGTAAATCAGATCAGCGCGCCCGATGGGCTGCTGATGTTGACGGTAGGCAGCGTGACTGTTGTGGTCTGCTGCGTGACGGTTGTCGCAAACTCGACCTCATAGCGGAGGTGCCTTGTATATACAGCCACCTTCTGGATGTTGTCGTCGTCAATCGAACCTTGGAACCGCAATTCTGCGGCTGTCGTGTCCGGCATTTGCAAGCGATACGCCAGACGCAGCGCCGGATCAATCAGGGAGGCAATCTGCGCCCTCAGCGTGGGCGTGAGCGCCCAAACCGAGACTTGGAACACCTGCCGCTGCCTGCCGACTTCCTGCAACACCGTCGCCGGCTGGGCAAACAGCATCGCAGGAATTGCGCTCTGCGGAAAAGTGATCGTGTTCGCGCTCGATTTCGCGCCAGGAATCAGGGCGGCAATCGCCGTGCATATTGACGCGAGCGTATCTGTTGATTGCACCGCGTAGCTGGCCTGCATGTTTCCCTGCTGCACGCTGACAGACTGCGGCGTGGTGATCGTGCCGGTGAGCGTGATCGTCATGCCGGATACGCTGGCTTGCAATTGCGTCGCCACGATGTTGACTGTCTGCCATATGGGCTGCATCTGTGTCACGGCGCGGCTGATGGCGGTAGCGAATACCGAGACTTGTGCAATCCCCGCCTGCATGTCGGCATCAAGCTGCTGCGGCTGAGGCCAGCCAGGGAAAATGCGTACAGCGGATGTTACTGCCGATGGCTTGCTGGTGCCGTTCGGGTATAGCGTCTGCGCCACCGTGGATGCAATGGCGCTTTGCACGTCAGTTAAATCAGCCATGTCAGGATTCCAGCACTTCAACAAGCGCCTGCGTACCCAGCAAGCCAGATGACACACTTACCACCTGATAGCGCAATCCGTTTTCGTCGGTAACGATGTCCCGATGCTGAACGAGCCCGTCCGGCAGGTAGAAATTGCAGACATAGAAGGCACGCAGCGAGGTATCGCCAGGAAGGTCGGCTTGTGGCCTTCCGGTTTCCTTTTTGATGTTCAGCACGCCAGGGATGCCTTTCGCATAGATCACCGGCGCTGGAGCGGAAAGTGCGGAATAGGACTGCAAACCAGCCGCCGTGTTTTTAGGCTGGCGTGAAAACGTCAGCGTTTGCGTACAACGCAAGGCCAGCGGGATCATCAGCGCATCCAAGCCGACTACGCAATAGGTGTTCTGCCCCACCAGATAATCGCCGACCTGCAACTGAGCGACAGGCGCGATGATCTGCCAAAAAAGCTGATTTTGCTGTGTTTGCGCCACCCAAGAACCCGGCCTCATGCCGCCGTTCAGGGTGAACGCGCAGGAGATTGTTCCCATGTGATTACCAAGCTGCACGGGATTCATGGGCGAATCTGCGCGATACCAATCATGCGGCGTACCGATGTAATTCGCAGCCTTCGCGCATCCGTAATAGACGCGCTGTTGCAGCAATGCGCCGTCCATCACACCACCATCTGCACGGTGTTGCCGCCGTCAAACTGTGGGCCGGGCTGTACGCCGAGAAACTCGCACAACCGGAGACGCCATGAGGCGAACAAGCGTTCGCGGTCGCGCTGCTCGTTCGCGTTGTGTACCCACGGGCCTGCCGATGCCGTGTCGAGATTGCTTGATGCGCCAACGATGGCCGTTTCCAGCGTGGTGAGGTTTGCCAGATAGGTGTTCGCCACCACTGCGCCCTCGTTCGCGCTCATGTGCTGCAGGCGGTATTCAAGCGCCAGGTACTGCTGCATGATCCACGGATAAGGAAATACCACATTCCCGTCACCCAGGGCCGGATAGCCGCAGAAGCGCCGGATGTCCACTAATTGCACATCATTGAAGGCGTAGGGCGTGAACGCCATTACTCAGCCTCCAGCACACCCATGCGCGTCAGGAATGCGATCAGTTCAGCATCGTCCACCGAATCAAGCTGCGCGCCAGCAGGTAGCCAGCGATGCACGCCGTTAGTGTCAATCCATCCAGCATTGCGCTGCAGGACAACCACGGATTGCTCCGTGGCGTCCTCCGTGGTCGCGTCTTTGCGAGGACGCGCCATGATTACAGGCTCTCCACCAATACGGCACGCTTGTACGCACTATTCGTCGCGGTCGGGATGGTGTTAGGGTTAGTTGTGATGTCGGAGGGAACGGTGAACCCGCCGATGTAGGCCCAGGACTGTGTGACCACCTGTTTCAATGCATCAAGCGGCTCGCGGGTGACGTGCGCGATACCGTCAACCACAGTAATCATGCCGTCATCGTCCATCGACTCGGCGTCGCGGTAAGCATCGGGCGCGAAGGAGCCTTCCACCAGCGTTCCTTCGCCGCACATGATGCCGTATTGCACTGCGTTGCCGCTGAATGTCGCGCTCGGGTTGAGGTTCGTTTCGATCAGCTGGACGCCGAGCAACTCTGCAACCACGCCTTGGCGGTATTCTTGCGTCTTCGGTTCGCCGCGGAACAGTTGTTTGAAGTCGGAATCGTTGAACAAACCCACAACCTGCTTGGGCGAAGCGTAGAGGTGATACATGCCGGTCGCATTGACAGGCTGCACGCCGTTGGAACTCATGACGGCCTTGGCTTGCAGCAACATTTGCATGGAGAGCTTGCCGCCGTTATACAAGCTAGGTGTGATACCCCAGACGCTGGATGCCGGGACGGTGTTGGTGGATGCATCCATCGAGCGCATGACATACGGTGCCACGGCAGACGCCACGGGGTTTTTTGTGGTGCCGTCTGCCACCGTGACGCTGGTGGCGAAAGTCAGAGTGCCGGAGATGCCGCCAGGGCTGACAGATACGTTGGTGACGTCAGCAGCCGCGCCGGTGAGCGAATAGACGTTGGAGCCAACCACGACGTTGACCGGGTTCGAGCCCGACACCTGAACCACTTGGCCGGCACTGTTCCATGTGTATTGGAACCCGCGAATGTCATCCACGGTAACAGCAGGGCCGGCAGCGCCGAGAGTCACGCGAACGAACGAGTTGCCGCCCATGTAGCCAGCGTACAAGGCTTGCTGAGCGATGGTGTCGATGGATCGCGCGGCTTGCTCGCCGAGCGTCACCGCATTGCGCAAGAACAAGCTGTCGATGGCGACGCGGCTGGTGGCGACGTTGAGCATCATGTTGGCGGCGTATTGCGCCACGGACAGCGTAAATTGCTCCACGCCGTAGTTTTGCGGAGTCAGGCCGCTGGTGATATCGCTGTTTGCGGCAGGCGAGAGCGGAGTCGTAATCGCAGGCAAAAGGCCGGTACGGGACTTAGTGATGGTTTCGCCGATTTCCGCCGGGAAATCCATCTGCTCGGCGATGGCGCGGAATCCGAGCTTGGCGCGAAGGGGAATCTCAAACGCGCGTTCGAGATAGTTCTGCTGGATGACGCTTTGCAGTGCTGCGGGGAGGTTGTTAAGAGCCATGATTCATTTCCTTTATGTTTGGATGATTTATGTCCCTGGGCGTCTGACCCCGATGGACTGCTGCCGGATAACCGACTGAAAAAAACGTTAAACGCGGATGCCGAATTTCGACTTAAGCTCCGAGCGCAAATCGGCATCCGAAAGATCACGCGCGGTTTTGGTTTCTTGCTTGCCGCCTTTCGGTGGCTGCTGCGTGCTCGATGTGGTTTGAGCAAACAGGTATGGCTTGGATTTCTTGAGGGCCTCAATTGCGGCATCTGCACCTTCAATCTCGCCCGCAGCGTTGAATTTCACGCCAGACAAATCCGCCAACGCCAGTGCGTCAATATCGACAATCCCGGCCTTGATTGCATGAGCCTTCATTTCCGCCTTGATGATGCGCTGCGCGGCTCGCTGCTCGGCTTCCTGGGCTTTGGCGATTGCCTCGTCTTGCGCTTTCTTGGCGGATTCTGCCGCCTCTTGGGCCTTGCGCTCCATCTCCTGCGCTTTCAGCCGGTAGCCTTCGTTTTCGTGGCGCAGTTCGCGCACATAGTCCTTCGAGAACGTCTCTGGTTCCGGCGCGGTTTTATTCGTGTAGTTGCCAGTATCTTCGTTGCTTTCAGCCATCAATGACTCCAAATAAAAAAGCCCGCATCATGCGGGCGTCTGAACGGCTTTGGGCCGTCACTCCATGATCCTGACTTGCTCTTGCGCCTGTGCGTTGCGCTCGGCTTGCTCGGCGGTGATCCTCGCCAGTTCGGACGGCACATCCTCCACGTCATAGACGGGTGCGAGAGTCCCGACGGCGGTTTCCGTGCTCATCAGCCCTGCATCTGTCAGCGTGCGCAAGGTGTTTGCGTCGCTGCTGCGATCTTGGCTGGTGGGTGCATACCACGGAGGCCATTTCAAGGCGATTCGGCCAGGTGCCATCCTCGGGATGGGATCGCCATCGGAATCTACCAATGCCATCTTGGCGCTGGCGCGGACGATCATCTGCAGGAGCTTCTTCAGCCCATATTCGCCGTAGCTGATACGTAGTTTGTCCGCCAGCCAGATCAGCGCCTGGTTGAGAAGCTCCATTGCGCGCCCAGATTGCGCTGCGGATAGTTTATCCGCGTTTGCCCGGTTGCCGTTGAGTTGCTCAAGGGTAAATTCGCGCAGGGTGCGTACATATTCCAGCACGGCAGAAGTGGCAGCGCCGTCAATCTCAACCAGCTTCGCATCGCCATCTTTGCTCACGATGATTGCGTTGCTGGCGCTGCGCACCATCTGACGGCCGGGATCGACGGCAGGCTCTTTAATCATCAGCAGCGGATCGCTGGCGTACTTCAGTCCGCGCCCTGCTTGACTGAGCATGTACTCGATTTCGATGTTAGTCTCGATGGCCTCATCGCCGAATGTCGGCGCGCCGTCGATGTCGTCGCCGCCCGGCAGGTTGCGAATCCACACCATTGGCACAAAGCCGAGGTTGTGCTGGATGGTGCGCTCGTTGTCCTGCGCGAGACTTTCCGGCAAGCCCGGTTTCTCGCGGCTGATCTTGACAGGCAAATACCAGATTTCGGCCTGATCCGTCCAATCCCGCGTCCACCAGTGCATCGCGTCGAGATCGGCGTCCTTGATCGCGTAGCCCATATCGCGGAGCGCGCGCCCGCGCAGCTTGTATT